TATCGGCAAGAGCCCGGTGTAGCCCTGTGGGAGTTCGCCGCCCACCTGACGCACACAAAGGACTGTCCACCGGGGTGTGTGCTGGATGTGCGCGGCGATCCGAGGACGTGGGCGAAAATTAATCCGGCGATGAACCGGTGGACGTCGGAAAAGTTTCTGTCCAAGATGGCCAATGGGGGTATGGCCCGGTGGGACTTTGATCGCGAATTCTTGGGCGTTGGCGAATATCCGAATGACGATGGGTGGGACCTGTTCGCGGAGGACGTGTGGGGGTCGTTCAAAGATCCGAAGTCGCGTCGGGGTAAGGCGTGGGCGGTGGGCATCGAATCATCGTGGGGCCGCGAGACGACTTCGATATCTATCATGTCCATTAGGGACGATGGCCTGTACCACCTGGAGATGTTGGAGAATCTTCCCGGCATGGCGTGGGCTGTAGACTATGCGGTCGAGTTGAAGAAGAAGCGGCCGTGCGCGTTTGTGGTCGACCGGAAGGGGCCGGCGGGGATACTCATCCCGGAACTGACCGCACGCAAGATCAAGGTGGTCGAGCCGACCCTGGCCGAGTATGCGAGCTGGTGCGGCACCATGGTGCAGCTGGTCACTGAGACTCACCGGATGCGTCACCTGAATCAGCAGACGATGAACACCGCGGTGCGGGTCACGCAGAAACGCGACACCGGGCAGGGCAGCTTTGTGTGGGAGCGCATCGACCCACCGGCCGATGTGACCCCGTGGGCGGCCGGCACGATGGCCCTTGGTGGGCTCATCAAGTGCGGACGCAAGCGGGCACCGCAGGTAGGCTCGGCCTAATCCACATCGCACCGTCCATCCAGGACGGTGCCGCGCTGGTAGCCTCTACCGCAGGGAGGTGCCATGAGTCAACTAGACGCCATTTCCGAGCTCGCCGCGGCGCCCCGCACGCCGGTCGACTGGGCGCACGTCCGTGCCCGGCTGGGCACAGCCGCGGTGGCGACCGTCGCGTTCCTGCCGCTGCTGGTCGGCTACCTGGTCGGTGCCGCCTGGTGGGTGTGCCGGTATGCCAGGGCCGGCTATCTGACCGGGCTGCGCGGCGGTCGCGGCACCACCGCCACACCGGCACCTAAGCGCCGGGGCTAGTCGATGGGCTGGATCGACCGGGTCCAAGCCGCCGCAACGAACGCGCCGCAGCGGCCCAAGTCGGTGAAGGCGTTCACGATGCCCCCGTTCTGGGCGAACGACGGTGCCCGTGTCGCGTTTGGACATTCGACCGGTCCCGAGGAATGGGCCGGCGACACCTACGACTCGTATGCCACCGACGTTTTGAAGGGCAACTCGGTGGTCTTCTCCGTCGCGCTCGCGCGGATGCGGGTCTTCGGTCAGGCCCGTTTCGCGTGGCGCACCTATGTGGACGGTCGACCGGGTGAGCTGCACACCACTCCCGACCTGGCGATCTTCGACAAGCCGTGGTCCAACGGCACAGCCGGGGAAATGTTGGGCCGCATGGAGCTGGATGACACCTGCGCCGGTAACTCGTTCCAGGTCCGGTGTGACCGAAGTGGACGGTTAGGAAATGCCGCCGTAGCAAGCGATGGACTGTTCATCGCCCGGCTCCGCCCCGATCGGGTGAAGATAATCATCGATGCCCCGTCGGGTGATGTGAACGGTCCTGACGCTCGGGTGATCGGATTCGGCTACCGTTCCCCCACCCGGGCCGGCGAACCCTGGCTCTTCCTGCCGGAGGAGGTCGCCCACTATTCGCCGATCCCCGATCCGGACGCCCGCTATCGGGGCATGTCGTGGCTGACTCCGGTGATTCGGGAAATCCGCGCCGACCGGGCCATGACGAGACACATCACACGGTTCCTCCAAAGTGGAGCGTCACCGGCGATCGTTGTCAAGATGTCAGACGACCTAGACGATGACGAGTTCGAGGCGTTCGTCAAGAAATTCAAAGACATGTATGAGGGTGTGGAGAACGCCGGCAAAACCATCTTCATCTCCGGCGGTGCGGACGTCACAGCGTTGACATTCAACTTCAAGGATCTCGACCTTGGCAACATACAGTCCAAAGTGGAGACACGCATCGCCATGGCCGGCGGTGTGCACCCGTCGATCCTCGGCTCATCCGAAGGGCTCGAAGGGTCGTCACTCAACACAGGCAACCTATCGGCGCTGCGACGCATCTTTGTGGACGCCAATGTGCGGGATCTGTGGAACAAGGCGGCCGCCAGCCTCGAAACGCTGGTCAAAGTCCCGGCCCCGGGGGAACGGCTCACCGTCGACACCCGTGACGTGCCTTTCCTTCAGGATGACGCGGACAAAGAGGCGGCGGTGCGCACGTCTGACGCCGCGACAATCAAGGGTCTCATCGAGACCGGCTACGCGCCGGATGCTGTATTGGAATACATCATCACCCGCGACTGGGCCAAACTGCGCGGCAAGCACACGGGGTTGCTCAGCGTGCAGCTGCGTAACCCGAGCAGCACCGACAACACCCCGCCGCCTGGGGGAGGAGCCTGAGATGGACGTCAAGAGTTTCCACACCCGCATCGAGATCAAGGACGCGGCCAAGGGCATTTTCACCGCGATGATCTCAACCCTGAACGTCAAGGACTCCGACGGCGACGTCACCTTGCCGGGTGCTTTCGCCGATGGCGCGGAGCTGGTCATTTCGGCGTACGGGCACGCCTCGTGGGGTGGGTGGTCCGCGGCGATGCTCCCGGTCGGAGACGGCGTGCTGCGAACGAGCGATACTCAGACCTTTGTGGATGGTCGCATGTATCTGGATACGACCGCCGGGAAGGACACCTTCACGACCATCAAAAATCTGGCCGAGAAGAACCTGGGCGAATGGTCGTACGGATACGACATCCTGAAGGCATCCTTCGGCGACTGGCAAGGCGACCAGGTGCGTTTCTTGGAGTCGCTGAAGGTCTTCGAAGCGTCGCCGGTGCTGGTCGGTGCCGGTGTGGACACCCGCACGGTGGTGGCGAAGGCGCTCAAGTCGGCGGGACTCGCCGACGATCAGGTCGCCGCTATCCTCGCCGCGGTAAAGGGGGTACCCTCGCAGACGTTGGCCGATCAGCTGGGATCCTCTGTGGACGCATTGGGTGTCGCGATCGACAGCGCGGCCAGGGTGGGCGCCCTGCGCGCCGAGGTGGGTAAACCACTTTCGACAATCAACCAAGATCTACTCAAGCGTGCGCAGGACGAGCTTGGTCGCCTCAAAGACCTGGTGGGTGTGGACGCCCCCACTGTGGACAGTGACGGAACCCAGCGGGAGTACCTGCTCTTCCTCCGGTCATTGCAAAGGAGTCACCGATGACGTTTCCGGCCCTCGATGAGGTCGAGGCGAAACTCAAAGCCAAGCAAGGCGAGTTGGGCAAAATCTTCGACGAGGCCGGCGAAACGCTGGATCTGTCCAAGGTGGAGACATTGCCCAGCGGCTACACCAAAGGCGACACCGCACGTATCCAACAGCTGATCGTGACGCTCAACACCGAATGCACCGATCTGGGTAAGAAACGCGACGAGCTGCTTCCGCTCGAAGCGGCGTTCAAGGCGGCGATGGACCGGCGTCGCGCAGAGCAGGGTTTGCCCCCCGCGACCGAGGACGGCGACGCGACGAAGGGCAAGGACCCTCGGGCCGGCGGTGACGGCGAGCGCCTATCGATCGGCGCCGCGTTCGTCAAGTCCGGTGCGTTCTTGAAGCGGGCACCGGGTGCGGTGGGTCCGGTGGCCACATTGGATATCGACCCCACGCACGAGCTGAAGACCACCATGTCGACCACGGCCGGCTGGGCGCCCGAAACAACCCGGTCCGGCAAGGTCGTCGAATTCGCCTACCGCCCCGTCCAGATGCTCGATATCATCCCGCAGGGTGCCATTGACCAGGCGGCATATACGTGGATGGAAGAGACCACATTCACGAACGCGGCTGTTGAGGCGGCTGAGGCCGGGGCGTACGCGGAGTCGGCGCTCGCGCTGACCCAGAAGAGCCTGCCTGTTCAGAAGATCGCCACGTTCCTGCCGGTCACCGACGAGCAGTTGGAAGACATCATCGGGGCGCAGACCTATGTGGAGGGACGCCTGTCCCTGTTCTTGAAGCTGCGTCTGGACGGCCAGGTCGTCAACGGTAACGGCACCCCCCCGAATCTGCGGGGCATCGCACAAACGGCCGGGATCCTCACCCAGGCCAAGGGTGCCGACTCGGCGCCGGACGCCGTGTTCAAGGCCATGACCCAGATCCGGGTGACCGGACGGGCCAACCCGGGTGCGCTCGCCATGCATCCCACCGATTGGCAGAACATCCGTCTACTTCGGACAGCCGACGGTATCTACATTTGGGGTTCCCCGGCCGACTCCGGCCCGGAACGCATGTGGGGTTTGCCGATCGCGATCACCGACGTTCTGACCGCCGGTACCGCGCTCGTCGGCGACTACGCCACACACTGCGCGTTGTACTACAAGCGGGGCATCGACGTGCAGGTCACGAACGCCCACGCGTCGTACTTCATCAACGGCCTGCAGGCCATCCGCGCGGATGTTCGCTGTGTGATGGTTGTGTTCCGGCCCGCCGGTTTCGCGACCGTGACCGGCCTGTAGGCAGCGATGCCGACGTTTGTCCGTCCAACGACGTGGACCAACGTGACCGCGGTTACGTTGGCCACGTCGCCGCTGGTCGGCCCATGGCTGGATGTGTCCGACCGGGCCACGTTGGTCCCGTCGTTCGCGTTCGCCGCAGGCACATCGACGCACACCCTCGAATGGTCGCTGGACGGGGTCAGCGTGGATACCGACTATGCGGCCACAGCGGTCACCGTCAACCTGACCGCGTTGCCGGTCATCGCACCGTACGTCCGGTGGAAGACCGTACAGACGGTCGCCGACGCGACCAAGTCCAAAGTGGCCCTGATGGGCCGATAGTCCAATGAGGAGAGACATGATCACAGCCAAAGTGGCCGTACACCGCAAAACTGAGAGCGGTGTGGGTAACCAGCGCCAGGTGACCGCTGAGTTCATCGCCGATTACGCCGACGGCCGCAACAAGGGGTGGTCGCTGAACACGCCATGCCTGGCTCTGTCGATGCAGATGAAGGGCGAAGTGGCGGACCTGTTCCCGATCGGCCAGCCGTTCACGCTGACCTTCGAGCAGGAGCCCGCCACCACCGAGTAAGGAGGCATAGATGCCAAAGGGTGAAGGCACCTACGGCTGGAAGGTCGCCTACGGCACCTACAGTTTCGCCCGCCAGGGCGGGGCTGTGAGCACGATCGTGCTCGAAGGTGATGCGATCGTCCCCAGTGGAGCGGTCGTGCTCGGCGGGTTCGTCGACGTGACCACAGCGGCCCTATCTGCGACCGGGACGATCGCCCTCACGCTGGAGGGTGCGGGGGACATTGTCGCCGCGGTCGGTCAGGCCGGGTGGACGTTGGGCCGCAAATCGATCATTCCGGCGTTCACCGGCGTCACGGCGATCAAGACGACCGCCGCGCGTTCCCTGTCCGCCGTGATCGCGACGGCCGCGTACACGGCCGGTGTGTTCCGGGTGGCATTGTTCTACGTCTGAGGGAGGAGCGTTGATGGCGCAACGTTTAGCGACGGTGCGGGCATGTTGGACGGCTGATCGGTCACGGCTGGTGGCCGACAACACGGCCGACGCCCGGGTTTTGGCCTATCCGGTGGGTGACCCGATCGCTGATGCCGATGTGGAAGCCTACGACCTGTTCCTGTCCACACTGGAGCCTAAGGCGGTCGAACCGCTGACCGCCGAGTGGCCTGTGTGGACAGATGAGGATGGTGGTCTCGTCCACGAGGGTGACCCGGCCGCCGCCGAGCTGGCCTATGTGGTCGGTGAGGAGATCGCCGTGTCCGACGCCGACGCCTATCTGGAGTTGGGTCCGCCCCCGGTCAAGGCCGAGTCTGGCCTGAAGGTCACCAAAGAGGGGCCGAAGCCGGCCAACAAGATGCGCAACCCGGCCGCCGACAAGACCGACGGTGGTAGGGCTGCGACGGTAACCCTTCCCTGAGGCCGCGTGCCAGGTCCTGCCTCCCCCAGGACCTGGCACGCACACAAATATCCACGATGGAGTTCAAATGCCCGATGCAGTGTTCGACCTAGGCGGGGTTCTCGCCGATGCCGACGAGATCCGCAGGACAATGCGCGAGGCGTTCCCCGACGCTGCCGCCCGGCTAGCACAACTCGACGCACACCTCGACACGGTGATCATGCTCGTCGGGCACATTGCCGAAGAAGCCACCCGCTAGTCCACAAGGGAGACCGATCATGAGCCGCTACTCAGGTGCCGTCGAGTCGCAGGCCGCACAGCCGGCCGGACTCCCCGTAACCACAACTTTCAACGGCTATTTCGCCGCGGTGGTCGCCGGTGCCGCGTGCAACTTCAAGTTGCGCCGTCTGTTCATCGGCGTGCGCGCGGGCGCTTCGGTGCCAACCTCGCAGCAGGTGACCGTCCGGGCTTACCGGCAGTCGGTGCGCGTGGTTGGTACCGGATTCTCCACTGTGGTGCTCGGCAACAAGGATCAGCGCGGCCCCGCATCGGCGTGTACAGGCATCGATATCACCACCGCGGCGTCGGCCGGTACGACCGGGCCAACGCTGGGCGCCCTCCCGATGCGGGAGTGGACATTCAACACCCAGATCGGGTTGGACATCCCAGACGATTTCATGGACGAATTCATCTGCGATTTGGGCACAGCCAACGGAATCGCGTTCGTGAACTTCGGCAACGCCCTGCCCGCGGCGCACCTGTTCACCCTCGAAGTCACCACCGAGGAGTAGGACATGCCCCGTACCTATTGGGTGGCGCCCTCGCCGCCGATGCACATTATAGACGGTGCCGCGTTCAACACCTTCACCGCCTTCCAAGACATCTCGCCGGCACCGGCGATCAAACTGCCGCCCAACACGGGTGAGCCTGGGCTGACGCTCGAGCTCGAGGCGTGGGGTGAATTCTCGAACACCGGCACCCCGACGTTGTCGCTCGGGTTTTTTTGGGGCACCGCCGCGGTTGTGCTTGCACAGACGGCCCTGATCACCACAACCACAGCGGCCACCTCCTGGCCGTGGTGGCTGTACTACCGGGGCAGGGTGCGCACGCAGGGCGCCACGGGGTCCATTGTGGGCATGGGGCGGCTGCTGCTCGGTACGTCGTTGACCGCGTTGACGCAGCAGTTCCTGCCCACCACGCTGGCCCTGCGCACGGTCGCCATCGACACATCGATCGAGAAAGTCGTCGGGGTTGGTGCCCAGTGGGGTACGTCTTCGGTGTCGAATACGATCAAGGTCAACCAGTTCGACGTCACCCTGCGGGACTGACCCAGCCCGGGGGGTGAGCTGTGGCCGCACCCACATTTGTCGCGGAAGCTGAATCGGTTTGGAACACAACCACCAGCCCGAAGACCGTCAGCATCACGGTCGACAACGGCGATGTGGTGGTGGTGTGCGCCGGCACCGATGCCACCGGTGGTCTTGGCTCACCCAGCGGTGGTGGTCTCACCTACACATTGCAGCAGGCTGACGGGGTAGTCGCCGTCGTCGTCCACACCACCATTGGCACATCCACCCAGACTTTCACCCTGTCCCAGCCCGATCCGGGTGGCGCCGATTTTGGGGTCAACGCGTTGCGGTTCGCGGCCACCGCGGGTGTCGGTGCCTCAACTGTGGCCACAGTGTCCGGTGTGGACGGATCCGTTTCGCTGACCACACAAGCCGACAACAGCGCCGTTGTGGTCCTGATCGTTGACTTCGGCGCGGTCGATGGCGCCGCGCGAACATGGAAAACCGTCAACGGCATCACCCCGACAGTCGGCAACGGCCTCGAGGCCACGTACAACCTCGACGCGGGCATCTACACCGTTTACGCCGCCTACTACTCCGACGCCGGGGCCGCCGGAGCCAACACCTTCGGAATCAGTGCCCCGACCGGCGGCAACTACAGCGTCATCGCCGTGGAGGTCAAGGGAATCGCGACTGTCGCGTCCACGGTCAAAGGGCGGCCGGCGTGGCGCACCCCGCCATGGCAGACACCAGGTCTGCACGTCGCGTTCCGCCCCACGCCCCGGTGGGAGACCGCGACCGCCGAGGGTAACCCCGACATCGTCGGGCCCCCGCCGCGCAGACGCATCTACCCGCCCATCCTCCGCCGTGCCAGAGCGATCACATTGGTCCCAGTCCCGCTCATGGTCACACCGGTGCTGCCGATCCCGGCCGTCCGGCCACGGCGCCAACCAACACCGCGGGTCAAACGTGGACGCCGGAGTGTGGCGCCACCCGACACGGCGAGCCCACTCACCGCCAGGCCCACCCGCAGGATCGTGTTACCGCGGATGTCATGGCCGCGCGGTCGCAGACTCGTCACGATCCCGCCGGTTTCGCCGCCGCCGCTACCGGTCATGGCCAGGCGGACACCGATACGTCCAATGTGGTCACGTCACGCCCGGCCTGCTCTGATCGTCACCACACCACCACCACCACCACCCGTCCCGCCCCCGCTGCCTCCGGTGGCCGTACGGCGACGTGCGTGTATACCCCTACCACGCCCCGTCCGCCGTCGCGTCCTACCCCCGGCCCCGCCCACCCCCCCCCCCGTCCCAGGACCCCCCACCGCGCCCCGACCCCCCCCCCCCCCGCCCCCACCCCCCCGGGCCC